CGGAGTGAGGCATGGAGGAGTTCGATATTGCCTTGATCCTGAAATGGCTACCGCTTCTGAACGTTGTCGTCATTCCGGCCGCCGCCTGGATCATCCGGGCCGCCACGCAAAGCATGGCGACCAAAGGTGACATCGCCGCGCAGGCGGTGGAGCTGGGCAGGCTGGCCCGTCGCGTCGATCTGATGGAACGCGACCTCAAGCACCTGCCGGATGCCGATGATTTTGCCGGACTGAAGGAGCAGATCGCGGCGCTGACCGGCGCGGAGAAGGCCCAGACCCAGCAGCTGGTCGGCCTGTCACAGTCGGTCGCGCGGATCGAGGACTGGCTTATGAGGGGCGTGAAGTGAGCTACAGGGATTTCATCGCGGAACACCGCAGGCTCTTTGCCCTGCAGCTGCTGACCGAGATCGGCGGCAGCGCCAGCGAGGACATCGTCTACCAGGGCGTGCGCCAGGGCTTCCGGCCGATCAAGGGCGTCACCCGCGACGTGATCCGCGCCGATCTGGACTGGATGCACAACCGCCACCTGCTGAGCTACGAGTGGCTCGACGACACGATGCTGGTGGTCGGGCTGACCGAGCGCGGCGCATATGTCGTCAGCGGCGATGTCGAGGTCGAGGGCGTCAAGGTCCCGGATGCGCGGAGGTAACGCATGGCCCGCCCTTCCACGATCCAGCGCCTTCCCTCGCAGGTCCGCGAAGCCATAGCCGATCTGCGCGGCAAGGGCCGGACGATCGACGAAATCCTGTCCAAGCTGCGCGAGCTCGATGTCGATGTGTCGCGTTCCGCGCTCGGCCGCCACGTCAAGCAGCTCGATGCGATCGGCAAGGAGATCAGGCGCTCGCGCGAGGTGGCCGAGGCACTGGTCAAGCAATATGGCGATGCGCCGGAAAGCCGGACGGCGCAGCTCAATATCGAGCTGATGCAGGGCCTGGTGACGCGGCTGATGTTTGCCGAGGACGGCGAGCTTGTTTCGTTCGACCCCAAGGACGCCATGATGATGGCGACGGCCCTGCAGAAGCTGGCGCAGGCCTCCAAGCAGGATGCCGATCGGGTTGTGCTGATCCGCAAGGAGTTCGCCAAGAAGCTTGACGAGGCGATCGCGGCCGCCGAAGAGGCGGGCGAGCGCGGCCTCTCGCCCGAGCGCCTGGCCGAGCTGCGGCGCGGCTTCCTGGGCGTAAGGCGGGCTGGCGAATGAATGACCTGCCAGGCGCGCACACCCCACCGCCCCGCTCTCCGGTCGATGACCAGATCCCCGGCATGCTGCCGCCCGAGGATCTGGACCCACTGGCCGATGGCATCCTCATGGCCCACCAGCGCGCCTGGGTCGAGGATCAGTCCCCCCTGAAGCTGGCCGAGAAGGGCCGCCGGACGGGCGTCACCTTTGCCGAGGCGCTGGACAGCACCCTGATCGCCGCCGCCTCGCGCACGGCGGGCGGGGATCACACCTGGTATATCGGGGACACGAAGGACAAGGGGCTTGAGTTCATCTCGGTCTGCGCGCGGTTTGCAAAGACGATCGCGCGCGAGCTGGTCGAGATCGAGGAGTTCCTGTTCGAGGACAAGCAACCGGACGGGACCAGTCGCTTCATCAACGCCTACCGCATCCGCTTTGCCAGCGGCTTTCAGGTGTCAGCACTGTCATCGAACCCCGCCAACATTCGGGGTCTTCAGGGGCGGGTGGTCATCGACGAGGCGGCATTCCACCGCAACGTGGCCGCCGTGATCGATGCCTGCAACGCGCTGCTGATCTGGGGCGGTGTCATCCGCATTATATCGACCCATAACGGGGCCTTGAACCCGTTTAACGAGCTGATCAAGGAGACCCGCGAGGGGCGCTACGATTACCGCATCCACCGCATCACCTTCGATGATGCGGTCGAGAACGGGCTTTACGAACGGGTCTGCCTGATCCGGGGCTGGGAGGCCACGCAAGAGGGCAAGCGCGACTGGTATGCCCGCGTGCGCCGGTCCTANGGGACGCGGGTCGAGGCCATGCGCGAAGAGCTCGATGCGATCCCGCGCGAGGGNGANGGNGTCCTGNTGCCGCTNGCCTGGATCGAGGCNGCNTCGCGNCCCGANTATGTGGTCAAGCGNTGGGANGCNCCCTCGNCNGGCTTNCTNGANCTNCCCGANCANTACCGCCGCGCCGAGATGCTGGACTGGCTGGAGCGCGAGCTCGNNCCGGTCATCNAGACCTTCACGCCCGAGCTTGGCCCCTTNGCCCTGGGCGAGGACTTCGGCATGCGCCAGGACCGCACGTCCTTCGTGATCGGATACACGGCGCAGGACCTGTCGCGCCATGTGCCGCTGATCGTCGAGCTGCGCCAATGCCCCTACGACCAGCAGAAGCAGGCGCTCTACTGGATCGTGGATCGCCTGCCCCGGTTCCAGAAGGGCATCCTGGACGCCAACGGCAACGGCATGGCGCTGGCCCAGGAGGCGCGCCAGAAGTTCGGCCCCGACATGATCACCGAGCTGATCGCCACCGATGCCTGGCATCGCGAGTTCACGCCCGGTTTCAGGAGCGCCTTCGAGGATCGGACCATCTTCATTCCGGCCGATCGGGATGTGCGCGATGACCTGCGCCAGATCACGATGATCGGCGGCGTGGGCAAGGTTCCGCGCGACGTGCGCACCAAGGGCACCGATGGCGGCAAGCGCCACGCCGACACCGCCGTGGCGCTGATGAATTTCCATGCGGCGACCCAGGCCGAGAGTTTCGATTACGGCTACCGCGCCGCCTCGGACCTGCGCGCCGGGGACCGCGATCACGATGACCGGGCGGGCACCGCCCNCTTTGCAAGAAAGGGTGCGTGGTAATGGCCAGGCTTCTGGATCAGTATGGTCGGCCGGTTGAGCTGACGCGCCTGCGGCAGGAGCAGGCCGAGCCGACGCGTCTCGGGGGGTGCGCTCGATCCGTGTCGGGGCACCCGGCGCAGGGGCTCACGCCCGCCAAGCTCACGCGGCTCTTGCGCATGGCCGAGCAGGGGGACGCCACCGCCTATCTGGAGCTGGCCGAGGAGATGGAGGAGAAGGACCTCCACTACCTGTCAGTGATCGGCACCCGCAAGCGCGCGGTGGCGCAGCTGGAGATCACCGTCGAGAGCGCCTCGGACGAAGCGGCCGACATCGAGAATGCGGACCTGATCCGCGACTGGCTGCGGCGCGAGGAGTTGGAGGACGAGGTCTTCGACATCCTCGACGCGATCGGCAAGGGCTTCTCGGTCACCGAAATCATCTGGGACATGTCCGAGCGGCAATGGTGGCCTGCCCGCCTCAAGCGCCGCGACCAGCGCTGGTTCGAGTTCGACCGCGAGGATGGCGAGACGCTCTACCTCAAGGGCCTGTCGGGGGCCGAGGACCTGTGGCCCTTCAAGTATGTGACGCATTTCGCCGCCGCCAAGTCGGGCCTGCCGATCCGGGGCGGGCTGGCGCGCGCCGCCGCCTGGGCCTACCTCTTCAAGAACTACGACCTGAAGGACTGGATCACCTATATCGAGGTCCATGGCCAGCCGCTGCGCGTGGGCAAGTACCACAGCGGCGCGACCGAGGCCGACAAGGAGGTGTTGCTGCGCGCGGTGGCCAATATCGGGTCGGACGCGGCCGCGATCATCCCGTCGAACATGATGATCGAGTTCGTCGAGGCGGCGAAGTCCGGCGGCGGCACCGGCACCGACATCTACGAGAAGCTGGCCAACTGGCTCGACAAGCAGGTGTCGAAAGCGGTGCTGGGCCAGACGCTCACCACCGAGGTCTCGGGCGGGTCGCTGGCGGCCGCGCGCGTCCATGACGATGTGCGCCGTGACATCATGCGCGCCGATGCGCGCCAGCTGGCCAGCGCGCTCAACCGCGACATCGTCCGTCCGCTGATCGACCTCAACCGGGGACCGCAGAAGCGCTATCCCCGGATCTCGATCGGCCTGCCCGTGGCGATCGACACCAAGCAGTTTGCCGAGGCGCTCGGCCACCTGGTCGACCGGGGGCTCAAGGTCGAGCAGAGCGTGGTGCGCGACCGCATGGGCCTGCCCGATCCCGACGAGGATGGCGAGGTGTTGCGGCCGATGGGTGCCGCCGATGCCGCCCCGCCGCCGCCAGCCGCACCGCCGCCCGCGCTGCAGACGCAGGGCCATGCGCCGGGCTGCAGCTGCCATGCGGCCGCCCCCGATGCGCTCGATGCCCTGGCAGACGACATGGCCGATGATTGGCGCGAAGTGGTCGATCCGATGGTCGACCCGATCCGGCGGCTGATGGACGAGGCGGGCAGCCTGGAGGAGTTCCGCGACCGGCTGGCCACGATCATCGCGGAGATGGACACGGCCGCGCTGGAGGAGATGCTTCTGCGCGGCAGCTTCAGCGCGCGGCTGGCGGGCCAGGTGGAGGCGGACATTGGCGGGGATTGACCTCACGGCGCTGGCCCCCGAGGAGGCGGTCGAGGCGTTCCGCCGCAAGGGCTACGAGCTGACCTTCGACTGGCGTGACATGCAGCGCGGCGAGCATTCGCGCGCCTTCACCGTGGCCAAGGTCGCCTGCCTCGATCTGCTCACCGATATCCGGCGCGCCGTCGATGCCGCGATCTCCGAGGGGATCACCCTGCGCGAGTTCGAGCGCCGCCTGACGCCGCTCCTCCAGGAGCGCGGGTGGTGGGGACGGCAGGCGATGACCGACCCGCTGACCGGCGAGACCCGCGATGTGCAGCTGGGCTCGCCCCGTCGCCTGCGCATCATCTACGACACGAACCTGCGCATGGCCTATGCGGCTGGTCGCTGGGAGCGCATCGAGCAGGTGGCCGAGCGGCGGCCCTGGCTGCGCTATGTCGCGGTGCTCGATGACCGGACGCGCGACCAGCACCGGCGCTGGCACGACACGGTGCTGCGCTGGGATGACCCGTGGTGGAACCAGCATGCGCCGCCCAATGGCTGGAACTGCCGCTGCACGGTCCAGCAGCTCTCGGATCGCGACATCGCCCGGCGCGGCCTGGCACCTTCCGATCCGCCCAGTGCGCCCGCCCGCTCCTGGGTGAACCGGCGCACCGGCGAGGTGCGCGAGGTGCCGGGCGGTGTGGATCCGGGGTTCGATTACAACGTGGGCCGGTCCAACATGGACCACCTGCGCGCGACCACGACCGCCAAGCTCGATGCCGCCGCCCCTGATCTGGCGCGCGAGACCATCGCCAGCCTGACCCGCAGCCCGGCCTTCGAGAGCTTCCTGCGCTCGCCCGGCGCGGGGCGCGCGGGCTATCCCGTGGCGACCGGCGGGCAGCGCCTGGGCGGCAGCCTGGAGACGGTGACGCTTCCGCCCGAGACGGCGCAGCGCCTGGCGGGCACGCTCACGGCCGAGGACTGGCGGCGCGCCCAGGCGGCGATCGACGCGGGCGCGGTCACGACATCGCAGGTCGGGGCCACGATCGAGGGCGCGGGATATGTCCTTGAGGTCGAGGCCCGCGACGGCCGCGTCGAGGTCCGCGACATGCGCCCGGCGCGCCCGTGAGGGGCGCAAAACCCCATATGGCCCCAGAACGCGCTCAGAGCGCCGTGGAGCGGCCTTCTTCCCTCTCCGCACCCTCCGGGCATCCGAAGTCCTTAAACGCGCCTTAAACGCGTTTAAGGGGGGTCTGTGGCGATCCCTGATCGAAGGGGGCCGGGTCTCTGCGCAATCCGCGCCGGGTCGGGTCCGGTTGCGGGGGACATCTGTCCGGGTGTGACCATCCCCCTGCATCCTTAAAGCTTGCCCAAGAACGGTCGGCAATCAAGCCGGATCGTCACGAAAAAGGGCAAGAACCACCGATGACCTTGATGCTGGCAACCCATGCCGCCCCTTTGACGGGGAGCGCTTCGGGGCAGGCCCCGGAATGGGTGCATCTGATCCCTGCCGGGCAGTTCGCCGGGCGGGATGGTCGGGGTCCGTATGTGCTGAAGGATGCCGAGGCGGTGGTCGCGGCATCGACCCGCGACGGCCTCGACGGCGTGATCGACTACGACCACCAGACCGATCTGTCGGCGGTCAAGAATGTGGGGGGCACCGCGCCCGCCGCCGGATGGATCGTCGCGCTTGAGGCGCGCGCCGATGGCATCTGGGGCAAGGTCCAGTGGACAGACAAGGGTGCGGCTGCCGTGGCTGCGCGCGAGTACCGCTACATCTCGCCGGTCTTCCTTCACACCCGCAAGGGCGAGGTCAAGGCCGTCCTGCGCGCGGGCCTCACCAACAATCCCAACCTTCATCTGACGGCGCTTGCCGCTCAGGAACCCAAGCTCCAGTCCGAAGGAGATGACATGGAAGAGCTTCTTGCAGAACTGGCGGCCGCCCTCGGCCTGCCCGAGGACAGTGATCGCGCGGCCGTGGTGTCGGGCGTGACCGCGCTGGCCACCAGCGTCAATGCCGCCAGCACCGCCATCGCGGCCATGGCCCAGGCGGCGGGTGTCGAGCCCGCCGAGGATCCCGCCGAAACCGCGACCGCCGTCCAGGCGGCCGTCACCGCCCTGGGCAAGAAGGATGTGGGCGCGCCCGATCCCAACAAGTTCGCCCCGATCGAGGTGGTCACCAGCCTGCAGGCGCAGGTCAAGACGCTGATGGACGAGCGCGCCGCTGGCGTGGTCGATCAGGCGATCAAGAGCGGCAAGGTGCCGCCCGCGAACCGTGACTGGGCCGTCGCCTATCACGCCAAGGACCCCGAGGGCTTTGCCAGGTTCCTCGAAGGCCAGCCCGCGATCCTGATGCCCGGCGCGAAGCCGGGGGCCAAGGTCGAGACCGACAACGGACCCCTCGATGCCGACGACATGGCGGTCTGCTCCGCGATGGGCCTGACGCCTGAAGAGTTCACCGCCATGCGCAAGAAGGAGGCTGTCTGATGGCCGCGCTGACCAAGGATCGCAACACGCCCGAACGCTCGGGCAAGGACTTCCAGTTCCCGGTGGCCGCCGCGACCCGCATCTTCGCGGGTTCGCTGGTGGTGCTCGATGCCGGTGTCGCCAAGCCCGGTGCCACCGATACCGGGCTGGTCGCGGTCGGCCGGGCCGATGCCCATGCCGACAACAGCGGCGGCAGCGCGGGCGACGTGACGGTGCCGGTGCGCACCGGCGTGTTCCGTTTCGCCAATTCCGCCGGGGCCGACGAGATCGCCCTGGCCGATGTCGGCGCGGATGCCTGGATCGTGGATGACCAGACGGTCGCCAAGACCGATGGCACCGCTTCGCGCTCGAAAGCCGGGCGCATCATGGACGTCGATGCACACGGCGTCTGGGTTTCGATCGGCTAAGGAGGCCACACATGATCATCAATCAGTCCAATCTTGGCCGCCTGTTCACGGGCTACAGCGCCGCCTTTCAGCGCGGCCTCGGCCAGGCGGACCCGCAGTGGAACCGCGTTGCCACGCGCGTTCCGTCCACCACCCGCGAGGAAAAATACGCCTGGCTCGGCCAGACGCCCAACCTGCGCGAGTGGATCGGGGACCGCGTCATCAAGTCGATCGAGGCGCATGACTACTCGATCAAGAACAAGTCCTGGGAAAGCACGATCGAGGTCGGCCGCGACGACATCGAGGACGACACCTATGGCGTCTATTCGCCGCTCTTCGAGGAGATGGGCCGCTCGACGGCGGCGCATCCGAACCAACTGGTCTTCAGCCTGCTGGGCCAGGGCTTCGCGACCGCCTGCTACGATGGCCAGTATTTCTTCGACACCGATCACCCGGTGCTCGACGAGGACGGCAAGGTCACCTCGGTGTCCAACACCGGCGGCGGCTCGGGCGATGCCTGGTTCCTGATCGACGACAGCCGCGCGCTCAAGCCGATCCTCTATCAGGTGCGCAAGGACTACAACTTCGTGCGCCAGGACCGCGAGGAGGACGAGAACGTCTTCATGCGCAAGTCCTTCCGCTACGGCGTCGATGGCCGCTCGAACGTGGGCTTCGGCTTCTGGCAGTTCGCCTATGGCAGCAAGCAGACGCTGGACAAGTCCAGCTACAAGGCCGCGCGCACCGCGCTGATGGGCATGAAGGGCGACTATGGCCGCCCGCTGGGCCTGCGCCCGCGCCTGCTGGTGGTGCCGCCCGCCCTGGAAGAGGCCGGGCTGGAGCTTCTGAATGCCGAGCGCGATGCGGCCGGGGCGACCAACGTCTACCGGGGCACCGCCGAGCTGCTCGTCTGCGAATGGCTGTAAGGAGAGGCTCCATGGCAAAGATCCCCGCACTGCGCATCACTGCCCGCCGCGACGGCTTCCGTCGCGCCGGGATCGAGCACGGCGCTTCGCCCGTCGATCACCCGCTGGCCAGCCTGTCCAAGGCGCAGATCGCCCAGCTCAAGGCCGAGCCCGCCCTCGTGGTGGTCGAGGTCGAGATCGACGATCCCGATGCGGCCGAACCCGCCAAGCCCGACCGCCGCGCGCGGCGGGGCCAAGACCGAGACGAAGTCCGAACCGAAGGCTTGATGATCCATGGCTTACGCCACATCCCAGGACATGATCGACCGCTTCTCCGAGCAACAGCTCGTGGAGGTCACCGACCCCGAGATCCTCACGATCAAGGTGGCGGCGCTGACCCGTGCCCTGGAGGATGCCTCGGACGAGATCGACGGCTACCTGGAGGGGCGCTACCGGCTGCCCCTCCAGTCGCCGCCGCGCTCGCTGCGCATCCTGGCCTGCAACATCGCGATGTACCGGCTGCTGTCGCTGCGCCAGATCGACGTGATGGAAGACCAGCGTCAGCGCTACGAGGACGCGATCAAGTATCTGCGCGCCGTGGCCAATGGCGACATCAATCTCGGGCTCAACCAGGTGGGCCAGACCGTCGATCCGGCGGGCGGCCCGACCCTTGTCGCGGGACCGGAGCGGACGTTCAGCCGCGACCGGCTGAAAGGCTTCTGATGTCCGGGGGCGGTGTCAGTGTTACCGTGCGTGTCGAGGACGAGGGGTTCCGCGAGGCGCTCACCCGTCTGATCCAGCGCAGCATGACGCTGCAGCCGGTCTTCGAGGAGATCGGCTCGGCGCTGCAGGCATCGACCGAGGATCGCTTCGAGGCCGAGACCGGCCCGGACGGCCAGGCATGGGCCGCGCATTCCCCGGTCACGCTGCTCCGGCGCGGGGCCAGCGCCAAGAAACTGCGCGACCGCAACCACCTTTACCAGTCGCTGAGCTATGCCGCCGGGCGGCTGCAGGTGGCGGTCGGCACGAACCGGACCTACGCCCGCATCCACCAGCTGGGCGGGCAGGCCGGGCGCGGCCGCAAGGTCACCATCCCCGCGCGCCCCTACCTGGGCGTGAGCGCCGATGACCGGCGCATGATCGGGGAAATCCTGACAGACCACCTGGCCGAAGGGATGCGCCCATGATCCGTGAAATCGAAGAGGCCATCGTCGCCCGGCTGGCCGGGTCGCTCGACAAGCTGCATGTGGCGTCCTTCCCCGACAAGCCCGACGCCTTCAAGATGTCGCACCCCAACGGTGCGGTCCTGGTGGCCTATGGCCGCGAGGTCTACTCGAAGCCGCGCGACCTGTCGCTGGTAGTCCAGGAGCGCAAGATCGAGTGGGACATCTCGATCCTGACGCGCAACCTGCGCACCCATGTCGGGGCCTATGACGTGCTCGACGCGGTGCGCATGCTGCTGACCGGCTGGCGCACCGAGGGGTGCTCGAAGCTGATGCCGGTGCGCGCCGAGTTCATCGATCAGAACCAGGGCGTGTGGACCCACGTGCTGACCATGACGCACACGATCACCACGGTCGAGTGCCATGAGGAAGAAGACCTGCCTGCGCTCAAGCGGGTCAACACCGCCGACGATTACGGCACCACCGATACGGAGACCATCAATGGCTAAGTACCTTTACAGCGGGCCGATGTCCGCTGCCACGCTGGATGACGGCACCGACGTGATCCTGTTTCCCGGACGGGAGGTCACGCTTCCGGCCGAGAACGCCTGGGTGAAGACCCTCGTGGCCCAGAAGCACCTGACGCCGGTCGCAGCCCCCAAGGCCGCGCCCGCGCCCAGCCGCGCACCGGCACCCGCCACCACCACCAAGACGAAAACCGAGAGCCCGGCATCCGCCTCGGGCGAGAAGGAGGGAAAGTAAATGGCCGCCAACTTCCTGCATGGCGTCGAGACCATCGAGATCGACAAGGGGCCGCGCCCGATCCGGGGCGTGAAAACCGCCGTGGTCGGCCTCGTGGGCACCGCGCCGATCTTCCAGGTCGACGGGACGCTCGCCAGCCTCAACAAGCCGGTGCTGATCCAGTCCGACCGGGATGCCGCCCGCTACTTCGGCACCCAGATCGAGGGCTACACCATCCCCCAGGCGCTCGACGCGATCTTCGACCAGGGCCGCGGCATCGTCGTGGTGGTCAACGTGTTCGACCCCGAGACCCATGTCACCGCCCAGGCGGCGAAGGACGTGACCTTCGGCGCGGACGAGACGGCCGACCTTGGCCACAAGGGCGTGTTCGACCTGGTCCTGACCGATGCCACCGCCACGACCACCTATGTCGCGGGCACCGATTACACGCTCGACCCGGCCACCGGCATCGTCACCCGCCTGACCGGCGGCGCGATCTCGGCCGCCGAGACGGTCAAGGCCGCCTATGACTTTGCCGATCCCGAGAAGGTGCTGCCCTCGGACATCATCGGCGCGGTCGATGTGTCGGGCAACCGCACCGGCATGCAGGCATTCCTTGACTGCTATGCCGAGATGGGCTTCTGGCCGAAGATCCTGATCGCGCCGGTCTACGGCACGCTCACCTCGGTCACGGCCGAGCTTGACGTGATGGCAGGCAAGCTGCGCGCCATCGCCCTGGCCGACGCGCCGATCGGCACCACCATGGCCGAGGCGATCGCCGGGCGCGGGCCGAACGGGTCGATCAACTTCAACACGTCGAGCGAGCGCATGGTGCTGTGCTATCCGCACCTGAAGGTCTATGACCTGGCGACCGACACCGAGCGGCTTGAGCCCTACAGCCAGCGGCTGGCGGGCGTGATCTGCGCGGTGGACAATGACGAGGGCTACTGGGTCAGCCCGTCGAACCACGACATCAAGGGGATCGTGGGCGTAGAGCGCCGCCTGTCGGCCATGATCAACGACCCGACCACGGATGTGAACCTGCTCAACGAGAACGGGATCGTCACGGTCTTCAACTCGTTCGGCTCGGGCCTGCGGGTCTGGGGCAACCGCTCGGCCGCCTGGCCCTCGGTGACCCACCCCAAGAACTTCATCCCGATCCGCCGGGTGGCCGACATGCTGCATGAAAGTGTCGAGCTGTCGATGCTGCAGTTCATCGACCGCCCGATCAATCAGGCGCTGATCGACGACATCCGCGAGAGCGTGAACAGCTTCATCCGCACCCTGATCGGGCGCGGGGCGCTGATCGACGGCAAGTGCAGCTACGACCCGGCGAAGAACGAGGCCACCCAGATCGCGGCGGGCCACCTGGTCTTCGACATCGAGTTCATGCCGCCGACGCCTGCCGAGCGGATCACGTTCGAGAGCTTCATCAACATCGAGCTGCTCAACCAGCTCGGCGGCCAGTGAAAGGGGCCTGACCCATGAGCAACAAGATTGCGATCAACCACCTGACCAACGTCAACCTCTACATGAACGGCTCGTCGCTGCTGGGGCGCGCCGAGGAGCTGGAGCTGCCGCAGGTCAAGCACAAGATGCAGGAGCACAAGGCGCTCGGCATGGTGGGCACGGCCGAGTTCTTCTCGGGCGTCGAAAAGATGGAATGCAAGGTCAAGTGGGCCTCGTTCTATTCCGAGGTGCTGCGCGAGGCGGCCAACCCGTTCAAGACGGTGCGGCTGCAGGCGCGCTCCAGCCTGGAGACCTATACCGGCCAGGGCCGCACGGCCGAGGTGCCGGTCATGGTCTCGCTGATTGCCGCCTACAAGGACTTCCCGCTGGGCTCCTTCAAGCAGCATGACCGCGTGGTGCCCGACACCAACCTGTCGGTCTATTACGCCAAGATGGAAATCGACAGCCAGGAGATCTTCGAGTTCGACGTGCTGGAGAACATCTACAAGGTCGCGGGCGCGGATGTGCTGGCCACCTACCGCCTGAACATCGGCGGCTGATCCCTACCTGGCCGGACGCGATCCGGCCGGGGCTGACCCTCTGAACCCCTGACACGCTGAGAAGGAAAGACCATGAGCGACAAGACCGAGACCGCCGCCAAGGCCGACGACACCCGCACGATCACGCTGCCCGCCTCGGGCAAGGTGGTGGTGCTGCGCAAGGGCAAGGGGCGCGACATGCGCATCGCCGCGCGGCACGTCAATCCGGCGACCGACCCGATCGGCTATTCGATGGCGCTGGCCGCCGCGCTGGCCACGATCGACGGCAATGCGGTGCTGCCCGAGGACCTGGACGAGATGGACATGGAGGACGTGACGGCGATCATGGGTGGCCTGCCGGGAAAATCCCTACCCCAAGGGATGCCTTCGCCCTGATCACGGTGACGAAGTGGTCGGCGGCCGAGGTGGACGGGATGGAGATCACCGACCTCAACGACTGGATCGAAGAGGCCGTCGATCACGCCAAGGCGGTCAGGGACGCTCGCGAAGCCGCGCAGCCTTCTTAGCCTCCATGGCGGCAATGTCGGCCTTGCCCTGTTCGACACCCTTGCGGATGCCATCACGGGCGGCGGCGACGAGGCCGCGCCCCGCCCACACCGACCCGCGCGCAGTCATGAAGATCGCCTTCAGCCCGACATAGGCCAGACCCAGCAGGGCACCCACGCCGAAGAGGACGAAGAACAGCATCAGGATTTCCATCGCGCCACCTCTTGTTTGTCACCAAGGACAATAACCCGAAATGGACAGCATCTTCAACCTTTCGGTCATCATCGCCGCCGTTGACAACCTGACAGGCCCGGTGCGCGAGATGGTGCGGTCGATGGAGGGGCTCGACCGGATGGCCGCGCGCGGCCGCGAGATGCAGGACTGGGGCACCCGCATGTCGATCGCGGGGGCGATGACGCAAGGGGCCGCCAACCAGATGATGGCGGCGATCAACGGCCCGATCGAGGCCGCCGCCCAGTTCGAACAATCCATGGCGCTGGTCCGCGCCGTCACCACCAACATCACCGGCGACGAGTTCGAGGCGCTGAGCGCCCAGGCGCGCGAGCTGGGGGCCACCACCGCCTTCTCGGCCAGCCAGGCGGCCGAGGGCATGGGGTTCCTGGCGCGCGCAGGGTTCGATGCGCAAGAGCAGATGGCGGCGATGCCCTCGATGCTGGCGCTGGCCCGCGCGGGCGCGGTCGATCTGGGCACCACGGCCGATATCGCTTCGAACATCCTGTCGGGCTTTGGCCTGGATGCCGCCGAGATGACGCGGGTCGCGGATGTGATGGTGGCGACCTTCACCACCGCCAATACCGATATCCCGATGCTGGGCGACACGATGCGCTATATCGCGCCGGTCGCGCGCGCCGCTGGCATGAGCCTGGAAGAGGCCGCCGCGATGGCGGGTCTTCTGGGCAATGCCGGTATCCAGTCGAGCCAGGCGGGCACCACGCTGCGCGCCATGCTGCAGCGGCTGGCCGCGCCCTCGCGCGAGGCGGCGGCGGCGCTCGACGCGATGGGCGTGTCGGTGGCCGACGAGCAGGGCAACATGCGCTCGATGGTCACCATCCTGGGCGAGGTGGGCGATGCGATCGGGGATCTGGGCACCCAGCAGCAGCTGGACATCATCGGCACCATCTTCGGGGTCGAGGCGGCGGCTGGCGCGGCCGAGCTGCTGGCGCAGGGCCAGTCGATCGGGGATTATGTCGATCAGCTGATGGCCAGCCAGGGCCGGGCGGCGCAGGTCGCGGCCGAGATGGGCGACAACTTCCGGGGCGCGCAGACCGAGTTCGCCTCGGCCATGGAAGGGCTCAACATCACGCTGGGCACGATGCTGCTGCCGGTGCTGACCGATGTGGCGCGCGCGGCCACCGGCGTGGTGCAGTCGATCATGGGCTGGGCCGAGGCCAATCCGACCATCGCGGGGATCGCGCTGCGCGCCGCGCTGCTGGGGGCCGGGGTGCTGGCCGTGGTCGCGCCGATCCTGTCGGTGGTGGGTGGCTTTGCCATGATGGCCGGGGTGGGGCTGCAGGTGGTGTCGCGGATCGGGGTGGCCTTTGTCTGGCTTGCTCCGAAGATCTGGGCTGCTGGCAATATGGTGGTCTTCTTTATCGGCCGCCTCCTGCTCGGGGCGGCGACGGCGATCCCGTCCTTCATCTCGGGGCTGGTGGCGATGGGCGCGGCGGCGGCGGGCCGGGTGGTGGCGGGGCTGCGCGCGGCGGCGGTGGCGGCGCGGGCCTTCGGGCTGGCGCTGATGGCCAACCCGATCGGGCTGGCGGTGGCCGCGATCGCGGCCGGGGCGCTCCTGGTCTGGTATTACTGGGAGCCGATCTCGGAGTTCTTCGTGGATCTCTGGGCGGACGTTCAAACGGCCTTTGAAGGGTTTTCAAGCTGGGTGACAGGCTGGTGGTCGCGGCTGAGCGGATGGCTGTCGGGCGGGCTCGACTGGGCGAGCATGATCCCCAGCCTGAGCTGGGCGGATTTCGTGGGGCTGCTGACCTGGGAGAACTTCCTGACCGTGCTCGACTGGCTGAGCTGGCTGATCCCGCTGCGCTGGCTCGACTTCATCCCCGGCTTCAGCTGGGCCGAGGTGATCGGCGCGGTGCTGGACTGGGCCGACTGGATCACCAGCCTCTCGTGGTCGGAGTTCGTGGCGCTCTTCACCTGGGACAATGCGCTTCAGGTGCTCGACTGGGTCTCGTGGGTCTCGCCCCTGCGCTGGCTGGATTTCATCCCCGGCTTCAGCTGGGCCGCGATCATCGAGACCGCGCTCGACTGGGGCGCATGGGTGGTGGCGCTCGACTGGTCTTCCTATGTGCCGTCCTTCAGCTGGGCAGGGGTGCTGACCGCCCTCGACTGGGCGTCCTGGCTGATCCCGCTGCGCTGGCTGGACTTCATCCCCGGCTTCAGCTGGGCAGAGGTGATCGGAAGCGCGCTGGCCTGGAGTGACTGGATCACCGCGCTGGACTGGTCCAGCTACCTGCCCGCCTTCAGCTGGTCGGAGGTTCTCGGCGCGATCGGGTGGGGCGCGCTGATCGGTGTCGAGCGACTGCGCGCCTCCTGGCAGGCCGTGCGCGACTTCCTCGGCGGCATCGAATGGTCCTCCATGCTGCCGGAGTTCGACTGGGGCGACATCATCCCCGATCTTCGGCCTGCGCTCGACGCGATCCTTGGCCCCGGTGCCGACGCGCCGCTGCTCGATCAGCTTTCCTTTGTGCGGGCTGGCGACGGCTTCTTCTACGGCTGGTCGGAGGGCGTCGAGCTTGTCAATCAGTATCGCCAGGGGCTGATCGGGCTGGACGAGCTGCACGAGCGGGTCAGCGGCGAGGCGGGCACCTGGACCTCGACCGGGTCCATCGCGCAAAGGCTGCAAGACATCATCGAAGCCTCGGCCGAGTTCCAGGCCATGACGGGGCAGGCCCCGCCCGCCCAGATCGTGGATCCCCAGACGCTGGCCGAGGCCGAGGCTGCCGCCTCGCGGCTGGCTGAAACCTTGCCGCAGATCGACGCGGCGGCGGCGCAGACACGGGCGGCTGTCGGTGCCGAGCTGACCGCAGTGCAGTCCGCCGTCTCGTCCGCGATCCAATCAGTGACATCTGTGCTGGCTGGGGTTTCGCTCCGCTCGCATGGCATCGCCTTCATGCGCACCCTGGCCGAAGGCATCCGCGCCGGGGCCGCGCAGGCGATCGAGGCCACGCGCGAAACCGTCCAGGCCATGCGCGACCACCTCCCCCATTCGCCCGCCAAGGTCGGCCCGCTGTCCGACCTGGACCGGGTGCGGTTCTCCGAGACGGTCGCCGGGGCCGTGCGCCCCGCGCCCGCCGTGGCGGCCGTGCATCGCCTGACCGCCGGGATGGCAGCCGCGCTGGCCGGGGCCACCATGAGCCTGCCCGCCATGGCCGCCCAGGTGCCCGAGATCGGCCGGACCAACCTGCCGGTGCTGCAGGCCGCAAGCGCCCTGCCGCAGGTCGGCCTGACCGGCGAGCCGGGCAGCGCCCCGGCCATGGCCGCGACCGGCGCAGTCGGGGCCGATGCCGGGACGCGGGTCGAGATCAACTTCAACCCAACCGTCACCATGCAGGGCGGCGCTGGCGGCGGCGACGGCTTCCAGTCGCGCGAGCAGATGCAGGAGCTCTTGCGGTCGATGGGCCATGAGCTTGTGCAGCTGGTCCAGGACGAACTGGCCCGCCAGTCCCGCCGCGATTACTGAGGAGAGACCCCATGTTCGCAATGCTCGGCCCGATCAGCTTCCGCCTCATCACCTATTTCGAGGGGGTCACCAACAAGCGGTCCTGGGATTACGCCAAGCATGACGTGATCGAAGGTAAGCCGCGCCTGCAATACATGGGCGAGGCGCTGGAGGAGGTCACGATCGACCTCGTGTTCCATGTCAGCTACTGCAACCCCGAGGCCGAGCTGGCCAAGCTGCGCATCGCGGGCACCATGCGCACCGCGCTGCCCTTCATCTACGGCTCGGGCCAGTATGTCGGCATGTTCGTCATCAAGCAGATCCAGTCCACCACGCGCCAGACCGACCGGCGCGGCGGGCTGGTGGCGGTGGTGGCCAAGGTCACCCTGATGGAGCATGGGGGCTTGGGCGGCCTGCTGGGCGCGATCATCAGCGTGGTCAACAATGCCGCCCGCGCCTCGGGGGCCGGGTCGAATGTCCAGACCGCACCGGCAGCCGCGCCGCCCTCCGGCTCGCCCTCGTCGGTGCCGCCGTCCAGCATCGTGAGGTCCTGAGATGGACTATGTCGAGCACCTGACCTCGGACAATGACCGCTGGGACCTGCTGGCCTGGACCTACTATGGCGACCCGCACCTTTATGAGCCGATCATCCTGGCCAACCCGACCGTGCCGATCCGGCCCTTCATCGACGCCGGGCTGCGCCTGCGGATCCCGGTGATCGCGGATGAGGTGGTGCTCGATCGCGATCTGCCGCCCTGGAAGCGGGGCCGCCAGGCATGATCGTCCCCGAGGCCAAATGGGTCCTGTCCTATTCCGGGGCGGACATCACCGGCGACATCGCGGGCGATGCGCTGATGATCGTCTACACTGATGCCGACCACGGCAAGTCCGACGAGATCGAGGTCCGGCTTGAGGACCGCATGCACCGCTGGAAGGGCAGCTGGTATCCCGAGAAGGGCGACGTGATGGACCTCATGATCGGCTGGATCGGCCGGGGTCTTTTGCCCTGTGGCAAGTTCGAGGTGGACGAGATCAGCTTCGACGGCCCGCCCGACACCGTCACGGTGCGCGGCCTGGCTGCCCCGGTGACCGCGAGCCTGCGCACCACCAAGACCCGCGCCTTCGAGAACAAGACCCTGCGCCAGATTGCCGAGCAGATCGCGGGCGAGCACGGGCTGACCGTCGAGGGCGAGATCGAGGACATCACCATCAAGCGGGTCACCCAGAACGACGAGCGCGACCTTGAGTTCCTGCGCCGTGTTGCCGATGAATACGCCCATGTCTTCGCGGTGCGCGACACGGTCCTGTTCTTCTCGACCATCGCCAGCCTTGAGGCGCAAGACCCGGTGGCCCTGATCCCGCGCACCGAGATGAAGCGGTTCTCGTTCACCGACAAGACCCACGAGGTCTACAAGGAATGCACCCTGTCCTACCACGATCCCGAGACCGCGCAGCTGATCTCGGTCACGGTCCAGGCCGAGGACATCACCACCGGCGACACGCTGAAGGTCCGCGCGCGGGTCGAGAACGAAGCCCAGGCCCGCACCCGCGCCGAGGCCGAGCTGAAGCGCGCCAATGCCAAGCGCCTGCGCGGGCGCATCGAGATCGTGGGCGATCACCGCATGATCGCGGGCAACGTGATCGAGGTGGCGCTGATGGGCAAGCTGTCGGGGCGCTACTATGTCGAAACCTCCCGCCACCGCATCGAGCGCGGCGCGGGCTACACAACCGAGATCGAGGTGCGCCGTGTCGCTTAGAATTGGCATCGTGACAGAGATCGACCCGGCGACCGCCAAGGGCCGGGTCCAGTTCCCCGACCATGACAACGTGCAATCCTACTGGCTGCAGGTGCTTCAGGGCCGTACCCGCACCGACCGGACCTACTGGATGCCCGCCGTGGGCGAGCATGTCGTCGTGATCATGGACCAGGGCGAAGAGGCGGGCGTCATCGCGGGCGCGATCTACTCGGCCGCCGATGCCCCGCCCTCGTCCGACCCGAATGTTCACACCATCGTCT